TGGAGGATTCAAGACAATAAAAGAGTATCACTAGGATTTGGTAAAGATGTCCTAGAAGCTAATGATTCTGCGGCAGAGCAAACTGATTATGTGGACATTGTTTTTTTAAGTAATGGATTTGAAATAAAATCTACCGCAGGAGATTATAATTCTAATGGTGGAACATATTTATATTATGCAATAGCATCTGACCCCACATCAACAACACCTACTCTAGCAAACAGTTTTAAAACAAACTTATATACTGGCACTGGAGGTTCACAAACAATAGGAGGGCATTTAAATGGCGCAGCTGTGATGGCAGGTAACGGAAGTATAGTGTTGCCTAATTCAACTAATTTTAATGGAACAAGTGATTTAAGTATTAGCCTTTGGGTTTTTAGACAAAATACCAATCGAACTTTTATTGCGGATAAAGGTAATGGGGGTTCAGGTGCGTATGGTTGGCAACTAGAATGGCAATCAGCATCAGCTGGTTTTGTTTTTCAGATGCATAATACAAGCAATACAAATGTAGATGTAAGAACAGGAGCTATAGCTAATAATGAGCTTACATGGGAGCACTGTGCAGTGACTTTTAATCCTTCTACTTTTGAAGCAAAAATTTATTACAACGGCATTCTTTGTGATACAGGAACAGGTTCAGGAACGGTATCATCAAATTCTAATGGTGTTACAATTGGCACATATTCACTATCATCAGGCTTTGAACTTACAGGTAGTATAGACCAGTTTAGATTTTTTGATACTGTTTTAACAGCATCACAGGTTAGTGAACTTTATAATGAAACATCTTCAACTGCAAATACATTAAACTTCCCTACAGGAGCTGGATGTTTTGCCGCATATACGTTTGACACAAACGCTAATGATTTAAGTGGAAACTATAATGCTTCATCGGAAACTAATATTACTTACTATGAAGGAACAAGCAAAAATCCTTCATTGGTTTGGATAAAATCAAGAAGTAACCCAACAAGTCACGAGTTACACGATTCTGTTAGAGGTGAGCCAAGTAGAATATCATCCGATAGTACAGCGGCAGCAAGTACATCTTTAAACGGTTTTGTTTCTTTATTTAATAATGGTTTTATTTTAGACGGAGCAGGTGGTGGAGGTGAAGTTAATACAAGCGGCAGAACTTATGTAGCTTGGAGTTGGGGTAGCTCAAGTATTGGTTCTATAAATAATAATGGAACTTCTCAAAGTATAGTTCAACCTCATACAAACGCTGGATTTTCTATCGTAAAATATAAAGGAACAGGTTCATCTGCAACAATTGGACACGGATTAAGTGCAGCGCCGGAACTAATTTTTACAAAAACCTTAGATACTATAGATAATTGGATGGTTTTAAGTACAGCTGTAGGTGCTACAAAAAAAGCTTCTTTAAATGCCCCAAATGATTTTGATGTAGATTCAGCACCATGGGATGATACTGCGCCAACAGCAAGTGTTTTTACAGTAGGAACAAAAGATGCAACAAACAAAAATGGAGATAACTATATAGCCTATTGTTGGCATTCAATTTCAGGTTACCAAAAAATAGGAGTATATACAGGTAATAATACAACAAGTAACACTATATATACCACAGATGATGGAACATCAGGTGGAGCAAATGGATTTGAGCCAGGCTGGTTATTAATAAAAAGAGTTGATGCCTCGGCTAATTGGAGAATATTAGACAACACAAGGTCTACAAGTAATCCTAGAGATAAAGAATTATATCCAAATTTAGCAAATCTAGAAGGCACATTTAGTGCAGCTAATTTTAACTCTAATTCTTTCGAAATTATAACAACAGATACGTCATATAATGCTCTTAATGGCGAATACCTGTACTTAGTTATTAAATAAATTAATATTAATTAAATTAAATCTTATGAACACAACAATAATTATTTTAATCGGATTAGTAATATTACTAATCATAATCAATGTAGCCGCAATTTGGCTCACTAAAAAAGGTCTTACTAAAGACGAAAACAATAACATGATCCCAGACATATTGGAGGAAAAATTTGCTCAAATGAAAAATGATGTGTCAAAAAGAGTGGATCGTGTAGGTCAAGAACTTCGAGATGTAACAAAAGCAATCAAAGAGGTTGGTAATCAAATAGGCGATGTGCCTAAAGCAATGGGTGGTAATAATAGAGCAGGAAAGAAAGCAAAGAAAAAATGACATATACCACAACAACAACAGCGGGGGACATCAAAATAAAATACATATATACTAAAAATGTCAATAACTGATTTGAAAATATATGCTTTGAATTTTGTTGCATTGATGACATCTTTGACAAATCTTGATGTTATACTCAAAATAATCTTATCCCTCGTTGCAATAGGATATACTTTACATAAATGGTATATAATGCATGGAAAAAATAAGTAAACACGTTTCTTACAAAGAAGGCGTTAAGTCTAACACAGCTACACGTTTAGGAATAGACAATACGCCTACCGCCTATCAATTATCAAACATGGGAATATTGTGTGATCACATATTTGAACCATTAAGAAAATGGGTTGGGGGACCAATAAAAATTAATAGCTTTTTTAGATGTGAAGATTTAAATCAGGCTATCGGTGGAAGTTCACGCTCACAGCATTGCGAAGGAAGAGCGATTGACCTCGATGATACTTTTGGCCATAAAACAAATGCAGAAATGTTTCAGTACATCAAGGATAATTTAAGTTTCGACCAAATAATATGGGAGTTTGGAGATGATACAAATCCTGATTGGGTACATGTAAGTTTTATATCCGAAAGCGATAATAGAGGACGAGTTATGAAAGCTGTAAAAGAAAATGGTAAAACTTCTTATCAACTAATATGAGCAACACAAAGAAAAAATTTGGGCAAACCACTGTAGGAAAATTATTAAAAGCAGGGGTTGGTTTAATTAACCCCACATTGGGCAGTCTTATACAGGGTGACATGTCTGTAGAACAAGTAGTCAGTTCAATAAAAAATTCTGATGCGCCAGCTGAAGATAAAATTAGAGCTCAGGAGATGGTGCTAGAAGCATATGAGGCGGAGGTAGCAGATAGAGCCTCGGCCCGCCAAAGAGAGATGGCCGCTTTAGCATCAGGCTCTAATGATGTACTATTTAAAACGGTGGGGTGGGGCATCACACTATGTTTTATTGGTGTTATCGCAGGAGCAGTTGGATTGTGGGAAATACCTAAAGAATCACAAAGACTATTTGATATGGGGTTTGGTGCAGTAGTGGCAGCTTTTACTCAAGTAATTGGATATTACTTTGGCTCTTCTCAAGGTAGTAAACAGAAAACAGAAATAATGAATCACCATGGCGAAATCAAATAACAGTTATACACCTAATATAAAGCCAAAAGTTAAACGTCCAGGAGTGCATGCCAAAACAAAATCTTCTGTTTTAAAAAGCTCCAAACTCTACACCAAAAAGTATCGAGGACAAGGCCGTTGAAATATTTGTATCTTTATATTCAAATCTAATTTAATTAAATGGATATAAGGAAAATATCTGTAGGACCTGATTATAAGTCAGGAGCTATACATTACATAGTAGGACAAGAAGTTCTTAATGGGAAATATTTCATTCATCTTATACAACAAGACACAAGCTCTTCATCTATAAAGATATGGATACAAAAAAAGGATGAGATAGTTTTGTGGAAAGAATTTAATTCTTGGGTTCCCGTGTCCATAGAATATAATATTAATTTCTAATGAAATCTCCATTTTACTTTATTGTAAGACCTTTAGACGGCAAGCGATATAACAATACAAAACAAATAGGCGGTGTAGATTTTATTACAAGCAGCTCTGAAGAGGATTATAAGTTTTCTAACCGTATGGCTGTTGTGGTAGAAACACCTTTGAATTATACAGGCAAAATTAAAACAGGCGATATATTGTTAGTTCATCATAACGTATTTAAATATTACAACGACATGAAGGGCAGGCAAAAAAGTGGAAAAAGTTTTTTTATGAATGATTTGTTTTTTGTAGACAACGAACAGTTTTTTTTATATAAAAAAGATAGTGAGTGGATTAGTCATGACAGGTATTGTTTTGTAAAGCCTATATCAAAAACTAAATCAATAATTAAAAAAAGAGGCAATGAGGAACCGCTTGTTGGAGAAATGTATTATCCCAATCATTATCTTATAGAGCAAGGTGTGACTAAAGGAGCAAGAGTTGCATTTCAACCAGACAGCGAATATGAGTTTTATGTAGAAGGGCAAAAACTTTACAGAATGTATGACCATCAAATAACTTTAATCTTATGAAATCTGAATTATTAAAACAACAAATAATAAACGCTGGTCGTACAGCAGTTGAGCAACTTATAAAAGTAGCAAAAGAAGATATTATCAAACCAGATCCTGAAGATGAATTAGCAGCTGACAGATTAAAGAATGCTGCGGCAACAAAAAAATTAGCAATCTTTGATGCATTTGATATATTAAATAAAATAGATAGTGAACAAGAAAACATCAATGCCACATTGATTGGCGGAGATAAAGTACAAACAAAACAAGGCTTTGCAGAAAGACGATCAAAATAAATTATTTTATAAGGTTAAGAATCTTATACCGGTTACTGCTTTTAAAAACAAGAACCGTGCTAAAACATGGGTATATGGATATAATTCCACATACGACATGGTGGTTATATCAAAAAGCGGTATGATAGGAGATGTTGTTAATATTAATGGTTTAAACATAGCTTTACCTGCACAGCCTGATAAAATACATAAAACTTCTGAATCTGCAACAAAGCAATATTGGGAGCGTAAGGAAATACCCAAACCACTTACAAGAATAAGTTCTATATTTCATTGGAATGAAATGCCTAATTCATTTAAAAACACTTGGGTTGATTACATAGAAACAGAATTTGACAGAAGAGAGTACGGTTTTTGGTTTTATAATAACGGCAAGCCTACATACATCACAGGTTCTCATTATATGTATTTGCAGTGGACTAGTATTGATGTAGGTTATCCAGATTTTAGGGAGGCTAACCGGATATTTTTTATTTATTGGGAAGCGTGCAAAGCTGACAACAGATGTTTTGGGTTAGTATATTTAAAAATAAGACGTTCAGGATTTTCTTTTATGGGATCTTCAGAATGTATAAATACAGGAACGTTAGCTAAAGATTCACGAGTGGGTATACTATCTAAAACAGGATCAGATGCCAAAAAAATGTTTACAGACAAAGTTGTGCCTATCGCTAACAGGCTGCCTTTCTTTTTTAAACCCATACAGGATGGTATGGATAAACCAAAAACAGAATTAGCTTTCCGAGTCCCAGCATCAAAGATTACAAAAAAAAATATGTACGATGCAGTTGATGAGGAGCTGTATGGTTTAGATACAACTATTGACTGGAAAAATACAGACGAAAACTCATATGATGGAGAAAAGCTTTTGCTCTTAGTACATGATGAGAGTGGTAAATGGATAAAGCCAAACAATATCTTAAATAATTGGCGCGTAACCAAAACCTGCTTGAGACTGGGTAGCAAGATTATAGGTAAATGCATGATGGGTTCTACTTCTAATGCATTAAGTAAAGGAGGTGATAATTTCAAAAAGCTATACGAAGATTCAGACATAGATACACGGAACTCCAACGGACAAACTAAAAGCGGTATGTATTCTTTGTTTATACCTATGGAATGGAATATGGAAGGTTTTATTGATAAATATGGCATGCCTGTCTTTGAAAAACCCGAAACCAAAGTGATGGGAGTGGACAATGAATATATAACTAATGGAGCTATAGACTATTGGCAAGCCGAAGTAGATTCGTTAAAAAACGATGCTGATGCTCTAAATGAATTTTACAGACAGTTTCCACGCACTGAATCTCATGCTTTTAGAGACGAGAGTAAAACCTCTTTATTTAATCTTACCAAAATATATCAACAGATAGATTACAATGATTCTTTGATTATTGAACAGCATGTTACACGAGGTAAGTTTTATTGGAGGGACGGTATATTAGACTCCACTGTAATATTTACCCCTGACCCAAAGGGTAGGTTTTACGTGTCATGGATGCCAGATAAAGAAATTACTAATAAAAAATACAAAAAACACGGAGTATACTTTCCTTTGAACGAGCACATAGGAGCTTTTGGATGCGACTCTTACGACATATCGGGTACTGTTAAGGGGAGGGGTTCTAACGGAGCGCTACATGGCCTTACAAAGTTTAATATGGACAATGCGCCAAGCAATGAGTTTTTTTTACAATATGTTGCTAGACCACAAACAGCTGAAATATTTTTTGAAGAAGTGTTAATGGCGTGTGTATTTTTCAGCATGCCCATACTGATAGAGAATAATAAGCCGCGTCTTCTCTATCATTTCAAGAACAGGGGATACAGAGGGTTTTGTATGAATCGTCCTGATAAACATTACAACAAGCTGTCTAAAACAGAAAAGGAGCTCGGCGGCATACCCAACACATCAGAAGATGTAAAACAATCACATGCGTCTGCAATAGAATCGTATATCGAAAAGTATGTAGGAATAGATTTAACAGGAGCCTATCGAGACCCCACATCAATGGGCAGTATGTATTTTACGAGGACTTTGGATGAATGGGCAAGATTCGATATTAACAATAGAACTAAGTTTGATGCTACTATTAGCTCAGGTTTGGCGATTATGGCTAATCAAAAGAATCTCTATTTACCTGAACAAAAACAAAACAAAATAAATCTTAACTTTGCAAGATATGCTAATAGTGGAATTTATAGTGAATTAATCAAATAGATGGAAGACGTAAAAATAAATATTTCATCTGTAGGTTTTCCAAGTCAGTTTGTATCGGACTCAGAAAAAGCAACCAAAGAATTTGGTTTACAGATAGGACAAGCGATACAATATGAGTGGTTTAGAAAAGATTCAAACGGTTGTAGATATTACAGTCAATGGCGTGACTTCAACAGGCTTAGATTATATGCGAGGGGCGAGCAGTCTATTGCAAAATATAAAAATGAGCTAGCGGTTGATGGCGACCTATCTTATTTAAATCTTGATTGGACACCTGTCCCTATATTACCCAAGTTTGTCGATATTGTAGTTAATGGTATGCAAGATCGTCTGTTTAAGGTCAAGGCGTATGCACAAGATGCTTTGTCACAATCAAAACGTAGCAAATATCAAGACATGATAGAAGGTCAAATGGCCGCTAAAGATGTGTTATCAGTTGTTCAAGAGAGCACAGGTTTTGATCCTTTTATAATGGATCCTGATGAGTTGCCTACAAATGATGAGGAGCTATCATTATATATGAACCTTAATTACAAGCCTGCCATAGAAATAGCTGAAGAAGAAGCTATAGATACGTTGATGGCAGAAAATCACTATCAAGATATTAGAAAAAGAATCGACTATGACCAAATGGTTGTAGGCGTGGGAATGGCTAAACACGAGTTTTTACCAGGAGCAGGGGTAAAGGTATCATATGTAGACCCTGCAAATGTTGTATACAGCTACACAGAAGATCCCTTTTTCAAAGATTGTTTTTATTGGGGCGAAATAAAAACCGTTCCTATCACAGAGCTAAATAAAATAGACCCTTCACTTACTACAGAGGATTTAGAAAAAATATCACAATATAGTCAAAGCTGGTATGATTACTTTAATACTGCTCAATATTATGAGAATGATATTTTTTACAGAGACACCTGTACGTTGATGTATTTTAATTATAAAACCACTAAAAAGATGGTTTATAAGAAAAAGATAAATGACAACGGCACAACAAGAATGATTGAGAAGGACGATCAGTTCAACCCACCAGAAGAAATGCTTGAAGAAGGAAACTTTGAAAAGATAGAAAAAACCATAGATGTATGGTATGATGGTGTTATGGTAATGGGGACAAATATAATTCTCAAATGGGAGTTGGCAAAAAATATGGTGCGCCCTAAATCAAGTTCACAGCATGCATTACCAAATTATGTAGCTGCTGCTCCAAGAATGTATAAAGGTGTAATAGAATCTCTAGTACGCCGAATGATTCCTTTTGCTGATTTGATTCAAATAACACATTTGAAGTTACAACAAGTTATTGCAAGAGTTGTTCCGGATGGTGTCTATATAGATGCAGATGGATTAAATGAAGTTGATCTCGGAACAGGGGCAGCTTATAGTCCACAGGATGCATTAAGATTGTATTTCCAAACAGGTAGTGTAGTGGGTAGAAGTTATACACAAGAAGGTGACTTTAATCAAGGACGAGTGCCTATACAACAACTTACAAGTAACTCAGGAGCATCTAAAACACAAATGCTTATAGCTAATTACAATCATTATTTGGACATGATTCGCTCTGTTACAGGTTTGAACGAAGCAAGAGATGGCTCTACTCCAAATCCAGATGCGTTAGTAGGTGTTCAAAAGTTAGCTGCTTTAAATTCGAATACAGCAACACGCCATATATTAGACGCTAGTTTATACATATATAGATCTTTAGCAGAGGCTCTAACATATCGCGTAGCTGATATACTTGAGTTTGCAGACTTTAAAGATGACTTTGTAAACAAAATAGGAAAATATAATGTTAGTATTCTAAATGAAATATCTGACTTATATATATATGATTTCGGAGTGTTTATTGAGTTGTCACCTGATGAAGAGCAAAAAGCCATGTTAGAACAAAACATACAAATGGCTTTATCCAAAGGGGACATCAACTTGGAAGATGCCATTGATGTTAGAGAAATAAAAAATATTAAGTTGGCCAACCAATTACTTAAAGTAAAAAGAAAAGCTAAGCAAGAGCAAGATCAACAACGTGAACTTGAAAAACAAGCTATTGTTTCCCAACAACAAGTCAAGCAGCAGCAGATGTCAGCTCAAGTTCAAATGCAAAAAATAGAGCTTGAAACTCAAAGTAAGTTAAAATACAAGCAGGGCGAAATGCAACTTGAGATTGAACGTAATAAAGCAGAGGCAGCTTTGAAAAGCCAATTGATGCAACAAGAGTTTCAATACAATCTTCAGCTCAGAAACCTAGATGCCAATGCATTAGCATCGAGAGAAGACTCTCGAGAGAAAGCAAAGAGCGATAGAATTAGTCAGCAAAATAGCGAACAATCAAAACTAATAACTCAGCGTAAAAACAATTTACCTCCGCAAAACTTTGAGTCAAATGAAGACACTTTAGATGGATTTGACCTTGCGGAGTTCGAGCCTAGATAGGCCAAAAAACGTAATATATTTTTATATAACTTTGTATTCTATAAATCTAATCTAAATTAAATGGAAATCAAAGTAAGAGAAGTTACTGATGTACAAGAAAAATCAGTACAACAAAAAGAGCAGGAGTTGTTAGATAAACACGAAGCTCAACAAGAATTAAAGTTTGAGGAAAACACCGAAACTCAAAGTGAGGAACAAAAAGAACCTCAAGCTGAAACAGAAACTTCTCAAGAGACCGAAGTAAAAAAAGAGGTCCAAGAAGAAGTAAAAGAAGAAATTAAAGCTCCTGAATTAAAAGAGGAGGATGTTCTTACATTTATTGGAGATAGATATGGTAAAGAAATTAATTCTATAGAAGAGTTAATGGCTGCAAGAGAAGAATCAGAACCGATGCCTGAGGATCTTGCCGAGTATCTGAAATACAAACAAGAAACAGGCAGAGGCATGGAAGATTTTGTAAGGTTACAAAAGGACTATTCCGATGTTTCGCCTGATGCTTTGGTAAGAGAGTATTTAACTATTACTGAAGAGGGTCTCGATCCTGAGGATATTGAGTCTTTAATGGAAGACTTTGAATATGACGAGGAGGTAGACGATGAATCAGTAGTAAAGAAAACTAAATTAGCAAAGAAAAAAATTATTGCTAAAGCAAAACGATTCTTTAAGGAACAGCAGGATAAATATAAAGTGCCACTTGAGTCAAGGGGTAACCAATTCGCTGAAACAGAAGAATACAAAGCTTATCAGCAATATGTAAACAAAGCTCAAAGTCAGCAGGAAGAAGCAAATCGCAAAAGCGAATGGTTTACCAAAAAAAGTGATGAACTGTTCGGTGGTGAATTTAAAGGTTTTAAGTTCAAGTTAGACGAAAGCGAAATATACTTTTCACCTGGGAATGCTTTAGACATTAAGAAAGCGCAACAGTCGCCTTTAAATTTTGTAAATAAATATTTAGACGACAAAGGTTTACTTAGTGATGCTGAAGGATACCACAGATCTTTAGCTATGGCTATGCATCCTGATAAATTTGCTCAGTTTTTTTATGAGCAAGGAAAGGCAAGTGCAACTGAAAATGTTATGCGTAAAACTAAAAACATAGATATGAAAACGCGTAATACACCAGAGGCGCAAGCAAAGTCAGGGTTTCAAGTCAAATCAGTTTCATCGCCTTCGAGCAATGGGCTAAAAATTAAAAGTATAAAAAGAACTTAATTATTAATATAAAATTTAGATTATGCCAGGACAAGTTAAAACTACGCCTACTTTCGCATTAACGCCGAGTTCAGAAAGAACTCCAACTGCGGAAAACTACATAACTAACTTTGACTTCTTAAATCAGTATCTACCTGATACTTATGAAAAGGAGTTTGAGCGTTATGGAAATAGAACAATCTCTTCATTCTTACGTATGGTAGGAGCAGAGATGCCTACTAATTCTGACCTTATCAAGTGGGCAGAACAAGGTAGATTACACACGAAATATACACAAGTTGGTAGCGCTGGATTAGTAAACGCTGATCAAGTTACATTCCAAGTAAACGATGTACTAGACCCAACAGCTGCTGAACAAGTTATTCGTGTAGGACAAACTATTGTTGTTGTACAAAATGACGGATCAGGATCTAACAAAGCTGTTGTAAGCGCTGTTAACAACGCTGCTGGTGGTAGAGGTCAATTCACTGCTGATTTTTATGAAGCAGGTGGACTTGTAACTGCCGGTACAGGTGTTGGTAACTCTGACGTTACAGTATTTATTTATGGTTCTGAATTTAAAAAAGGAACTAATGGAATGGTAGGCTCATTAGAAGCTGATGACGTTATCTTTGATAACTCTCCAATTATCATTAAAGACAAATACGCTGTAAGCGGGTCTGACATGGCACAAATTGGATGGGTAGAAGTAACTACTGAAAACGGAGCATCTGGATACTTATGGTATCTTAAATCAGAGCA